ATCTACAATCGAGTATCCTAATTGGGTTGCAGTTTTTTTTCTTTTTTCTTTACCGTTTTTGCCGGAAAAAGCGAAAGGAGTCTGATATCCATCAACATTTCCTGTCACATTGGATTCATCTAACTCCTTTTGAACTTCATCAATCAGTTCATCTATATATTTTTTAAGAGATTCGTTTTTTAACATTCTTTATTTCCTTTACTAATTCGTATGCCATCATTAATGAAGAAACTTGCTCATCGGTTACTTTCTTACCAATTTTCTGAGTCTTTAAAACATTAATTGTTTCTCTTAATTTAATCTTTGTAACTTTATCTTCCATAGTTTTATAGATGGAATGTAATTCAGTTACAATAGTTTTAAGTTGAGTTGAATAATACTCACCAAATTTAGTAGTATTAGTAACATTGTTAATATATTCTCTTAACAAATTCTTTTGAGAATCGTTAAGGTTGGAATATTTTTTATTAAATGTTTCAACAAGAATTTTATAAGTAAGTAATCTTAAATCCTTTTCTTGTTTTTTATAATCTTCAAAAAGTTTATCCTCTTTTTGTTTAAGAGTTGGTGCAGAAGTAGAAATATGTTCTACTAATGTAAGTTTGGAATCAAATAAATCTTTCACATCAGAAATATCGGATTTTTTAGCTTCAAACAATTTATGAATAGAAGCTAATACACGATAATTAGTAACCGGTGAAGTTAAGAATGTATCTATTTCAAAATTTTCTTTTAATATTTTTACTAGATTATATTTTTCTTTAATAAGTTTTTGCTCATCAAGTTTTGTTCTTGCATCCAAAATAGCTTCAATGAATTTTTCAGCTTTATTTTCTGAATTATATTTTTCATCGATCAATAATTTGTATAGACGAAGTTCTTTAGATAATTCAGTTCCATTGCCAAAGAATTCTGCTACAATTTTTTTAGCCTTCTCTTGGGAATTGTTTAATATCTCTAAAGTTATCTGACGGGTTAATAGTTCGAATAGAAAACCCGTATTCTTAAATTTAGAATGTTTAATTTTTTTCATATTTACTCAATTCTTTATTTTGATATACTCAAAAACTCTTATATAAATATAAATATTTTTTTGATTTGTTATTTTTATTGATTATCTAATATGTTTGATTCATCTAACATACCCTTTGTTTCATGTAAATACTTCCTTTTTGCGGAAATACCATTAATATATTTTAGGGCTTTTTGTTCGGATGTTCGGTTTTTTAAAGCATTATGATTCTCTTTATCACCGAGTGGGTCTCTACCAAATGGTGATTTGTCTTTACCATAAGTATTGCCTTCTCTCGGTCTTCCACCTTTATCTTGTAATTCGGTTTTAATTTTTTCCAAAGATTCTTCAACATCTTGAGGTTCATTCTCAACTGCAGGGTCATTCCCTTGGTCTTCAATAGAACGGTATCTGAATCTATCTTTAATATCGTTAATGATTTTAACTCTTTCTCTTTCTTGGTCCCCATCAGCCAATTTGAATATATTTTCATATACCCAATCTTTTGATAACATATTAAGACCAGCAATATCGGTTGCTAATCTAACTTTTTCAGACCAAAGGTTTAATCGTTCTTGTTCGTAAATTGTTGATGGGTTAATCAAACTTAATTCAAAGTTTGTCATTTCAACATCCTGAATACCTTGTGCGTATAGGTGAACTATTGCTATTTTAGTTAATTCAGAGATTATTGTTCTTTGGATTCTTTCAATTGTTCTTGCGAAACGAACATCTTCTGCTGCAAGAGTTGCTTTACCATTTACATTCTCATCATATCCCAAATATGCTTTTGGAATTTTAAGAGCTGCAAATAATTTATTTTTTAAATACTGAATATCATCGGTTGCAGCATAATCTAAGCCTGATATGTTTTCAATCGAAGTTCCACTATCTCCACCACGAACTGGCAAGAAGAAATCTTCGGTTAGATTTTGCATATTATATTTCAAATTATACTCACCACTATTTTTATCGATGAATGGAACTTTTTTCATCTTGTTGATAATTCTTTGCATGTAGTTATCAACTTCTTGTGGTGGGATATTACCGATATCAATTTTGAATACCCTTTTTTCAGGTGCTCTCATAATACGATGTATTAACATCGCATCTTCCATAAGAGATAATTGTTTCCACAATCTTCTACCATTCTCAATCATAGATTTACCGTATGGTAACCAGTTTGTATCGGATAGTAATCTAAAGTGAGCAATTTCGAAATTGTCATACTCCATTTTACCATTTGGGTCTTCGGTAATTTTGAATTTTACTGAATTTGGATTATTTGGATCTATAAGTTCTAATCTTTCAGTATTATAAACCGAATGAGGTGTTACATTGACAATACCTTTACCTTCTGCAATTTCCATTCCAAGAAAGAAATCACCATACTTACACATATTTCGTGTCCAAGGCCAGAGGTTGAACTCAATATTTAGAATATCATAAAATAAATTTTCTAATGCTTCTTGAACTCTATTGTTATCCGAACGAATTGATAAAATTGTTCCGAATTCGTTTTTTAAAGTAGATTCATCTGCGTAAATATCTAACGCAGATGCAATAATTGGATCTTGGTCCATTGCATCATAATCACGAAAAACCTCTCTACGAACTTGTTGGTATGCCATTGATTGTGCACCACCTGCTTGTTCGTAAAAGGATTTTTGTAGTTTTGTATATCTATCCCTTAACGAAGATAAGTTCGTTTGTTGTCTTTCATCAGTATCAACTACTCTTCGTCTGCCTTTCTGGTCAACCGTTACGATTGCCTTTGCGGAAAAGAGTTTGGTTAATCTACCGAAAAATGAAGTATCTGCCATGTTTTATTTTTTTAATTATAACCTCTATTTGTTTATTTTACCACTTTCTGCAACTCCAATATCTTGCTTTGTGTCTTGGTCCTGGAGATTCACAATTATGTCTTGCTCTGAAAGATGCTCTTCTTTCAGGATTTGATTTTTTAATTTTTGCTCCCTTTTGACCAAAGTTTACTTTTACAACATTTCCTTGTGGATTTTTTACATATACTTTAAATTTCTTAACATCACCTTGCATTGGTTTACCAAGTTTTACTTCTCTACCTTGGTATTCTGCTTCAAATACACAATTACAATTTGCTTCTTGTAATTCAACCGTATATGATTTTAAGAAATTGAAAAAATCTTCTTCATCTTCTTCTTCAACATCCAATTCATCATAATCTAAAAAATTATGTTCTGCTGCATCGAATGGATAATCTTGAACCATCCCACTTGGTTTTTGTGTTTGGTCAGATTCTTTTAATATATTTTTTAACTTTATCATAATAAGGTCTCCTTACACTATAAATATATACTAATAAAAATAACCCATTATTTTATCAACCAAGTCAAATCCTCATCTTGGTTACCTATTTTCATAGACCAAGGATTAGAATCTACTGAAGAATTACCACCAAACCCATCTAAAGTGAATGAATGTTGTTGTATACCACCAAGAGTTCGTTTAGTTAAATCAACTCCTTCTTGTCTTAAACGAAGTGCAGTGTCTCTAACCCAAAGAGCAATACCCAATGACATTACCAAGTCATCATTGTATCCTCTCATTGCTTCTGCTCGATTACCTACCCAAATAAAAGTAAACAATTCATCAATCAAACGAGTGGAACGAATCGTAACATCTTTTTCTCTAATGTATTGTTCTAATTTAGAAATAATAAGTGGACGAGTTTTCATCGTAGTAGAAAATCCAGCAACCATACCTCGTTCTTCTGCTCTAAATTTGTTATGTAATTGATGTTGGACATCTACATACTTTAAATCCTTACTCATATAGAAAAGATTCGAATAACCTCTATCGATTACTTGTTGAATTACTGCCCAACCAATGTTTGCGTTTTCAATTACTAATAATGCTTCGTTATATTCAGTAGAAAGTGATACCAAGAAATTACCAAAATCTTTTGTATCCATCTTTCCTTTGTATTCAGCAACTTGTGTTGCAGTTTCTACATCAAACACATGACATGCAGAATAGTCACCACCATCTCCTCGGGCAACGTCAGCAACAACCATATATCCTTTGTTATAATCAGGATATTCCCATCTCCATAGATTATGATCTATCCAAGTTTTTTCAACTGGGTCTTGACAAAAAGATTCTTTGTAGAATGTAAGTAGTTGTGGGTCTATGACAGTATCACCTGAAGAAACGAAATCACAATCACATTCTTGAGCTGCACCTTTTGGTCCTAATAATCTTTCTTGCTCATCTCTCCAACTTTGTCCTCGTTCAGGATGAACCGACCAGTGTAATCTAATTGTGTTAAATCCATTTGTTTCATCTTCGGCACCTACCCAAGTTTTATGGAAAAAATTACCCACACCATTTGGAGTAGAAAGTATAATTGCGTTACCACCAGTTGATAAGGTTGATTGAGCAGAAATCCAAATTTCTTCAATCTTATCAATGAAGGCTGCTTCATCAAATACTAATAGGGATAGTGCTTCAGAACGACCAGCATCTCCTGCGGCAGAAGTTGCTTTGATCTGTGAACCATTAGAATATCGTAGGGATAGTTTATTATCTTCTACTGTGGTTTGTTTTAACCAACTTGGTAGATATTGATTCATAACTCGAACCTTTGTTACAAGGTTCTTAGCAACCTCTTGTTTGGTTGCAATTACGAGGACATTAAAATCTTGGTTGAATAACATCTTCCAAAGTGAAAAACCTGCAACAAGGGTGGATATACCCGTCTGTCTTGATTTCAATACGATGTTATATCGGTGGTCTTTAAATTCGGTAAGAGTTTTTTCCTGAAATGGATATAGATGGAAAGGTATTTTGCCACGAACCGGATGTTGAATCATACAATACTTCTTCATGAAGTAAATTGGATCACCAGCACATTTCTGATACTCGAGTTTTATTATCTCTTTTAAACTTGGCATTAATTTTTAATTTACAAGTAAATACCCGACTGCAACAACACCAAGTACAGTTCCTACTTTATATAAAAAAGTTTTTCGTTTTTCTGCTTTCAGTTCTTTAAGTAAAGAATCTGATTTTTCTCTTTCCAACTTAAACTGCTCATCTTTTTGAAGAATGATGTAATCCAAGTTAGAAATTTTGGAATTGAGTGTAAAAATAACTTCATCCTTTAATAACATTTTTTCATTTGTTAATTGTAGAACTTTTTGTAACTCCATTAATTCAATTTGTGCACCATCTCCTTTGAGTAAATCTTTTATGATTAACTTAGCAGTTGGAATTGTGAGTGGAACAATTGTATCAGTTTGAACCGGTTTCTGATTCGTAACGGTCTGAGAAAAACTTAGTGAGGTCACTAAAATTAAACTGATTAACAGAATTAACTTTTTCATTTGTCTTTACCTTTATGTTTTTAATGTTTGTATGAACTGATTCAATATCAGTATCTATTAATCCAATCTCTGAATATATACTATCTATTTTTATATCCAAATTTTTATTTACAAGTACTACCGAGTCGATATTGTTTTGAATACTATCGATTTTTTGGTTATACATTTCTACATCAGTTTTTAATTGTTTGGTAGAATAAATATTATACCCCAATAAACATATTAAAACCAATAATAGAAACGATACATTTCCATTTTTCATAAAAAAACTCCTTTACTATAAATAGTGTTCTAATTTGTGTTCTTTTATAACCTCGAAAGCATCGTTTCGTTTTTGTACTATTTCTTTTAATTCAATTTCACCATTATCAATCATTTCTTGAATCTCTGTCTTCACTTCATCAACTGGTTTTGGTAGACTCCACTTTTCTACACTACCATCTTCGTTGATAAATTCATAATAAGGTTTTAGTTCAAGAATTGACTGTTTTAATTCTTCTAATTTGATTTTACCCTCTACAATCATACGAGTATAGATTCTAAAATCTTCATATTCTTTCCAAATTCCAGCTCCTCTGAAATTATGTTCTATTTCTGCCAAACAATTGATACAATAACTTGTTTTTTGTATCAACTTTTCATCATTTTTAGTTTTTTTGTGTTTTTTACAACTAGGATTACTACATTCCTTCTTTAAATTCAAATAATTACGAATTTCTTGAAGAGCCTCATGATTTTTACCAGTTTTTATGGTATAACCCTCTTTCTTTTCGTATTTATAAAACTCATCTTCCCAAATATCACCAACATTATGGTTTTCTTCAGATTTAGTCCATCCAATAGTGGTATTTTTATCGTACTCACCAGTTTGAACCATATCAACCAACTTTCTACGAGTTGGGTGCATATATTTTCTTTGAAATTCTTTACTCATTTTTATATATTAGGTTATATTATTGTATATAAATATATATAAAATAAATTATGCGTAAAAAATTCCTAAAATTTGATTTAATGAAGCAAATGCACCAGTCAATTTGAAAGTTTTACCCTGATATACAAAAACAATACCTTCGTTCGGTACAATTTTATCAGTTCCACCAATTGCTTCTAATCTTCTTAACTCTAATTTTAATTTTTCAATCTTTTTAGGGTCTCCTGATTTTTCAACTTCTTTAATTGTCTGGTCTAATCTCTTTTTCATATCCCTAATTGCTTTATCAGGGTTGACTGTTATGACGGATGATGTAAATTGTAGAACTTCGGCACCAACTCCCAAGAAAATATCTTCAAATTTCATCAAATTTTGTTTTGTGATTTTTGCTTGGTCTTCTTTATCAGTTTTTAGTGCCCATTCTAACACTTTTTCATCGGTTATATTCTTTTTATCGATTTTAAATCCTTTATCACCAAACGCCCATCTCTTAACTAATCCCATTTTGATTTTATTATCTACCATAGATGGTGATTTTTTATCTACAAAATTACTCCACCATGCTTGATGGTATTCTGCAACACCATCAGTATCTTTTAAACCAAATTCTTTTTGTAATTTTGAAATTTTAGAATTATATTTTCCTTTTTTGGAGGATAAATCTTGATTTTTTGGTAAAGAAAGGACAGGAGGTCCTTGGATTGTGTAATTATCTTGGACATCTTTATTGACTTGTTTAATCATTCCTGCCAAAATTTTTGCTGCACCCTGATTTTCACCTATTGGGGTTCCATCTTCATCGTATTCCATTGTTCCATGAAATACTAATAGTGGTTGTCCGTAAGGAATTACATTGACTGATGTAGGATAAATCACTTCAAGGTTCATAAAACATGCACCATCCTTGAATATCTTCTTTCTTTGTGGTTCGGAAAGTGATTTTATTGCATCGGTAAGGTCTTTCATAGCAAAATTATATGCTTTTTCTAACTCACCTCTGCCCGAAAACTTATCAGCAACACCTTTTATATCCAATGCACCTGCTCCTTTGTTTTTCAAGTGTCCTTTATTACGGGCTGCAACTAATCTTCCATCAACCCAAGAGATTGCAAGTGCTTGTCCATCAGTTTTTTCTCTTGCAAGTTCCAAGTTTCCATCCAATGCACGATTTACAATATCTTTTAGTTGTCCAAAAGTTAAATTGATTTCAGTATCAAATGGGTGATTCATGTGTCCATAAGCACCACCCTCTTTTAGAAGAACTTCGTTTAATAATTTACCTAATCGTATCATTTGTTTCCCTCGTATTTTTTATTCCAAATATACTGAAATACTTCTCCCCATGTAGGATAATCCATCTTTCCATCCCACTCATATTTGTAAGATGTTTTACTATTAAGTGATTTTCCTGT